CATAGTAAGTATCATACTCTTGTTGTTTGTTATCCAGAGAGTTGGAATCAGTTGGAGTATGTTACTAGTCGAAAGAGTGTTTATGAGTCCGCATATGGAGAGAAATAACCCCAAAAACACTAAAAACATTAAAAAAACAATAAAAAAAGGTATTAAAAATATAAAGTAGTGTGTTATACTGTTGATAATTATTCGCAATAAGGGTTGGTAATGATATGAATTAGTATCGTTATTATGCCTCTAATCCTCTCCTAATCCTCTCCTAATCCTCTCCTAATCCTTATGAAAAGGTGCCTCCCTTATGCAAGTTTAGCGAGCGTACCATAAGACCCGCAGTTTGTCAAGTCACGGGGCGGCGAAAAGTCACAGAACCCACATAAAAACTCGACGAGTCTTATAAATAATGGTTATGGATCTCGACGAGACTTGACACTCCTACGAGATCACGTTATAATATCATAGTATCATACATCTCTACGAGAACCATGTACGACGACTACGAGTTTCACTACGAGTATAACAACGAGTCATATACGTATGATCTCGACGAGATGTATGAGCATTATATTCATACATCATATACACAAGATACATACGAGATTGATGATGAGTATGCGCGAGATTCATGTGATTATGACGCGCTTGCATATAAACATTATGCATGATATCATATACACATAACACATCGCATTACGAGAATCATGTACACACACAAGCGTACAGTATGTGTAACATTAGACATTGAATGCTACGATGATTTATACCTAGAAGATCTAGATTGGAAGAGTTTACTAGATCTTGAAGGTGATGAGAATGTCCAAGTTAGCATCAAAGAACCTGCAGAGGTTTATTAGTGTGCCAGTTCGTAGATTGTCCGATATGAATTCGTATCAAGTCTACGTAGTCTGATATCAATTCGTATCATTGTGACAGTTGGCGGAGTGTCCACCAAACCTGCACAAGGCACCGAAACCGTGTATTGTATTCAAGTCGTCAGGGAATTACCCCATGTTTGAAGAACTCTGGTCTGAGATTGCTGATGCTCCTGGAGAGATCTTTGACGTGATTGAGTATAAAGAAGAGTGGGAGAAAGAAGAGAAGTTTAATGTAGACAACTACCTGAACTCCAACTACGATTACTGAAATGAATCGTTCTGAACTCCAAGACAACATGATCCAGCAAATCCTGGATGATATGGACATTAAAACGATGATGGCAATTCTTTATGATAACATGAGTGAGAGTTATGATAAGTATTCTGATAAAGAATTGATCGCAGAGGTAGAAGAATACTACCCGCACTTGTTGGAGGATTAATTATACTCAGGTCAGCCGCCGCGCTGTGCCAGTTAGGGCACTGTCCACCAACCGCCTGGAATCGGCGGATGGGTGCTGTAGGATATGGGGACAGTCAACAAAATCACATGCGTTACGAAGTCCTTGTCCCCTCTGCCATGCATGAGTCGGAGTCCGTCTCTGATCTGGACCGTGCCTACCTGATCTGCCTGGACCTTGCCGAAGAGTTCGGGTACGCTGAGATCCGTCACAACGGACACCACATCGCAGACTACGGCAACCCCGCCACCTTCCTGGGGTGATGTGACAGTCGGGAGAGTGTCCACCATTTCCCCCAAAGCACCCCGATCGGTGCAATACTAACATTGTTCAAACGACACGACACCATGCGTAAGATCGAACAGCAAATGAACAACGCCATTTCTAACAACCTGAACTGGCAGTCTGGAAACACTGCTGTTACTTTCGACCCCGAAACCAACGAATCCACTGTATACCTTCACGGTAACAAGATCGCCATCGTGGGTGATGACTTCGTGCAAATCTTTGATGGTGGTTGGCAATCAGTCACCACTAAGTCCCGTCTGAATGCTATTCTTTCGGAGCACGGAATCAAGGGCGAAGGTGTATTCCAACGTAACTGGAATTGGTTCGTTCATAAGTTCGTCGGACAGGCAGGAACTTCCCCTGTCTACAATGAGTATGAATTCACCAATGGTTTCATGTTCGCATAAAGAATCGGGGGGGCATTCGTGCCTCCTTTTTTTATACTCAGGTCAGCCGCCCGTGGACGGTTGAGGCACTGTCCACCAAACCCCCCAAAGCGTCCCCTGATGCGTCATACTACATTCATGCAAAACAAACACATCGAACACCCCGAAGACACCATTCTCACGGGAGATCTGAATGCGTTGGATTGGTTCGCTGCGGAGGGTACTCTCAGCGTTAAGATGGATGGCGCTCCTGCTATTGTTTGGGGACGTAATCCTGCAACTGGAAACTTCTTCGTTGGGACTAAAAGTGTCTTCAACAAAGTAAAGATCAAGATCAACGAATCTCATGCGGACATTGATGCGAACCACCAAGGTGAAGTTGCAAAAATTCTGCACGCTTGTTTTGATTGGATTCCTCATACAGACGCCATTTATCAGGGGGATTTTATTGGATTTGGCGGTGAGTCTGAATACACTCCCAACACTATCACTTACAGTTTCGGAGAAGTGATTCATGAGGAAATCATCATTGCTCCGCATACCCGTTATGAGGCAAATGATGACCTTCGTGATAGTTGGGCAATCCCTCTGACTGTCAACCTGGAGGACGGACATAACTGTAAGTTTGTGAAACCCAAGGCACGCATCTTCTCTGGTGACTATACCAAATGCGCTGGGTCGTTTGGTGACCTTACTGAGGTGATTCAGTTTGCTAAACAAATGGCACAGACTGTGACCTTTGTTGATGATAAGAAAGCAAAGCAAATCAAACAACAATTGAATGCATGTATCCGTGAGAATCGCCCTGTTGTCAATAGCGAATTCGACTGTGATCCTCTGCTGCTTGGATTGTGGGCACTGGTCAAATCTATCAAAGAAGATGCACTCTATCTCTGCCGTAATGATGGTCCTGCTGCTTACATTGGATACGATCGAATTGACTCTGAAGGTTATGTCTACTCCAATGAGTTTGGTACAATGAAACTGGTCAATCGTGAGCGTTTCAGTCATGCTAACTTCAACAATGCTAAGTTTAACAAACCAGTGTGCCAATGAGCGCACTGTCCACCCATGCGCCCTGGGCACCCCCTTTACCCCTTATACTGACTTCAGTTCAAACGAACCGACATGAGCACCGCAACCTTCAATGGATGGGCAAACTGGGAGACCTGGAATGTGTCCCTCTGGATTCAAAACGATGAGGGTCTGTACAATGAGGCACGTCGCCTGGCACGCTTCGGTCGGACCTATCAGGACCTGGTGATGATGCTCCGCGACTGCGGCAGCAAAGAGACCCCCGACGGTTGCCGCTGGGACGACCCCGCGATCGACGGACTGGAGATCAATGAGATGATGGCGGAACTCTGAGGGTCCGCCCCCTCCATCTGCTACAATACCAAAGAACGCAACCCACCCCATGCGCACCCACTTCATCTCCGACGGCATTGCCTACCGCAACCGCCGCATGAGCAAACCCGCCCTGTCCAAGGCAGACAAGCGGTACTTGTGGAAAACGACTAACTTCGTCGATCGCATTTGGGTCTACTTCTCAGAGATCGAAGAGGATTTCCGTCTGCTGCACATGCCCATGGCATGAGCGCCTGACCTGCTACAATACCAAAGAACACACACCCGACACCATGACCCGCGACCTTTCCCTCTCCCTGCTCAACCGTGCCGCTACTGGCGACCAACTGCTGACCATCCTGGACAGCATCGCCACCGATCTGGAAACTCAGGGCATCGAAGAGTGCGCCGCACACTTTGCCGAAATCAATGCCCCCACCGCTGACCCGATCGCCTTCTGATGTGGTAGGATAGAAAGCAAGGGAACGGCAGCGCCCTAAAGACTCCGCACTGTACTTTCATCGGGTGGCGCTCACCCGCTTCTAACATGTTCAAAACCAACGGCAGCACCCATCACGAAGGCGTCGCCAATGAGCACGACACCATCAACCTGCTCAACGCTCATCAGGTCTTCGCTGAGGTCCTGATCCATCTAGGCGGCACCCGTAACAAAGCGGACGCCATGGCTGGACCCAAACCCGTCAGCATCAAGCACAAGGCAGGACTGCGGAACGGTTCTTTCGATTGGGTCAACACCTCCCAGATCGCTGCGCTTCTGGATTCTACCCGCTTCGATGACTTCCGCGCCTTCGTCGCAACGGCACGCCAATGGGACACTGCCCAACGCGAAGCGATCGTGACTGAGACCCGCGACCTCTTCAATGAGGTTTGCAGCGATGCTCTGGATGCGATCGACCCCGCTGCCCTCACCGCCTGGTTGCGCTCCGAACTGATCGAAGCGAATCACGGCATGGCGATGGCGATCACCGACACTAAGGCGGCGACCTGCTACGTCATGGAGCACGACTCTATCCGTGCTGCCCGCCTCCTTGCCGATGGGTACGTCGCCCAGGTTGAGAAGGGTCGCGGCATGACCTCCCGTAAGGTCACCCTCCGCCGCGATCACCACATCGTTGAGGTTGGTCTTCGCCTCCGCGTCACCAGCAACAACGGGATCCGCGCTTTCCTTGGTCTGTCCAAGGCGAACCGTAATTCTCAGGTCGTGCTCAAGTTGCAGCAGGACCGCGTGGATCAGTTGGTCGCAGGGTCCGACGACGTTCGCGTGATCCCCTTCTGACCCTCATGCGTTCGTGAATCAGCAGTGCCCGGGTTCCCCCCCCTTCGGGGGCGGCGCCCGCCGTGTATATAAAAACGCCTAACTACCCTAACCTACAAAGTGTTACGATCGACAATGATATATAAATCAAAAAAGGAAACTCAAAAACCTCAAATGCAAAAAAATCCCGGAGAAAATTTTACTGCCGTAGAGGTCGATCCAGTTACGGGCGAGTATTATATAAGGTTACCTGAGTGGGTTGTCAATGATTTTGGATGGTACGAAGGAACGGAAGTAAACATGGAGATCGATGGAGATTCGATACTAATAAGTGAAGTGAAGGGTGATTGATGCTCCAAGAGCGCAGCGATTGACTTCACATAGATAATACTGTATGATACTGAAGTAATTACACTCTATTATGGCTAAAGGATTTACCGTAAAGGCAAAAGCACCTTCTCCAGCAACCACTCCCAGCACATCAGAATGGGACTATGAGAAGGCAAAAGAAATGTTGAAAGGGAAGTCAGTAGTATTCTGTCTTCCTGGACGTGGTGTTTCTTACACGTACTTAAAGAACTTTGTACAACTGTGCTTCGACCTCGTTCAGTACGGGGTGAGCATTCAAATTTCGCAAGATTATTCTTCCATGGTGAACTTTGCAAGATGCAAGTGCCTTGGAGCCAATGTCTTGCGTGGACCTGATCAGATTCCCTGGGATGGAAAGTTACAGTATGATTATCAATTATGGATTGATAGTGATATTGTTTTCAATACTGAAAAGTTTTTACAATTAGTATTGATGGATAAGGATATTGCGAGTGGATGGTATTGTACGGAAGACGGGCGAACGACTTCTGTGGCACACTGGTTAGAGGAAGATGACTTCAAGAACAATGGTGGAGTCATGAATCACGAAACTATAGAAACCATTTCGAAGCGTAAGAAGCCTTTTACCGTTGACTATGCAGGATTTGGATGGTTACTGATCAAGCACGGTGTATTTGAACACGAGGATATGAAGTATCCTTGGTTTGCACCAAAGATGCAAGTCTTTGATTCTGGTGCAGTACAGGATATGTGTGGAGAGGATGTATCATTCTGTCTCGACGCAATCGCAGCAGGTTTTGAGATCTGGTGTGATCCTCGTATCAGAGTTGGTCACGAGAAGACAAGAGTGATCTGATTCTGATGTCGGATTCATATACCATTCTCCACAAAGGAAAGATCTTACACAAGAGCTTGACGGAGGAGGAATATTTCCATATAATGGAGGACCTGTCGATAGAGTTTTATCAGACGGGTTCTCCAAGACCTGAAAATCTTGAGACTAAAATTACAAAGAGGTATTGATTATGGCTATGCGTAAAGGTGGCGGTTATGTGGAGGGGGCTCCGAAAAAAACTCGGCAAGGGAAGGGGACTCATACCAAGAGCGCCTCGACTTCTCGCAATAATGCGAAAAAGAAATATCGCGGTCAAGGTAAATAAGTACAGTCACAAAAAACTAAATGAGTTGTCTCATCACCAATCTACCATCTGTTGAAGTATGGGTTCGTAAAGAATATCTTACAGATCATCAAAGTGGGCACGGTGAATTCGTCAAGGGCGTTTGGGTTTCGGCAAAGTCGATTCCTGGACGCGCTTTTTATTTTGAGACATATTTACCAGAATATGCCGCAATGTACGATAAACTTCCGGTTAGCGCGTTTGTCTCGTCGCCGGAAACACCTAGTCCAGATATGGATCTACCAAATCTACAATTTTGGAATTGTATGGACTATGGTGTAGTCAGTATTGATAAAAAGTTTATTGGTAGTATGGACTTTGAGTGTTATACACGCGACTTTGGTATTCAAAAAGGCACCTATGTCTGTACAATCGACAATTATCATCGTGATCCAGACATGGTAGACTGGGCAACGAGTGAAAATCCTGCCGAACACAAGTCTCATAACCTGATTGAACTGAATAATGGACAGTATGCACTGTATCCAAACAATCGATTACGTATTTTTGACAATAGTTTGACTCCTGTCGAACCAAAAATGCCCGATTTTAAGGTTTCGACTCAATATTATCAAGTTGAGAACGGTTATGAACGTCTTGGAATGGGACGTGAGGACGAATATCACTGGAAAACGGCAAGGGAACGTGAAGAAGAGGAAAATAAATAGTCCTAAGGGATAGCAACCCCTCTAAAAGTTCTGATTTTAACAAATCAGGAGCTAAAAATGGGCAATCATCATCAAGTTGACAAGGGAGAATTGTTCATCGAACAAGGAATGACCCTTATTACTGAGGTAGAAAGTGAAAAATACCTTAGAAAAGCAGCAAAACAGAGAAAAACCACTCAAAATGAAGAACTCTATTCAATTCCAGAGGATCGTTTAGAGCGTCCTTGTGGTGGAGCACACGGTTTTGATGATTTTGTTGAAAGATGGCATGAGTAAATATAAATAAAATCAAGAAAACTCTAGTCTAATGGCTGAACAAAGGATATCCAGAGCATTTAAAGACATCAGTTTATCCTTTGTTCCACATCCTGTGACAAAGGATCTGCAAATACTAAAGAATGAAAACGCGATTCGCAGGTCTGTAAGAAATATTGTTGAGACTATCCCCACTGAAAGATTTTTCAATTCATTGTTAGGATCTGATGTAAGGGATAGTCTGTTTGAATTTGTGGATTTTGGTACTGCCTCTGTAATTCAAGATCAAATATTGGTTGCAATAGAGAATTTTGAACCCAGAGTCAATAATGTTTCTGTTGAAGTTGATCCACAACCAGACATGAATTCATTTGATGTGACGGTTGTATTTGACATTATTGGTCAAGAGTTTCCAACACAAGAGTATACATTCCTATTAGAGGCAGCAAGATAAGATGCCCTTTACAAAATTCACGAATTTAGATTTTGATCAGATAAAAACTTCAATCAAAGATTACCTTCGCGCTAATTCTACGTTTAGCGACTTTGATTTTGAAGGGTCTAACTTTTCTGTATTGATTGATACCTTAGCATATAACACTTATATTACTGCATTTAACAGTAATATGATCGTCAATGAGTCCTTCTTAGACTCGGCAACTCTTCGTGAAAATGTAGTTTCTCTTGCAAGGAACATTGGTTATGTACCACGCTCCAGAACGGCAGCAAGGGCAACGATTTCATTTACAGTATCAACTACCGAAGACACACCTACACTGACCCTAAAGAGGGGTCTGGTGTGTGTAGGGACAGCAAATGATACTTCATATACGTTCTCGATTCCAAACGACGTAACAACAACGGTTACTGGTGGTGTTGCATCGTTCGAGAACGTTGAAATTTATCAAGGAACATATCTTTCAAAGAAATTTACATTTGATGGATCACAAGATCAAAGATTTATTCTGAACAATTCCTTTATTGATACATCTACATTGTCTGTTTATGTAAGTAGCACAAGTAGTGAACTTGGAATTGAATATGCGGCACTCAATAATATCTTAGATACCACATCAAATTCTAGAATTTATATTCTGCAAGAAGTGCAAGATGAAAAGTATGAAATAAAGTTTGGTGATGGAATTATTGGTAAAAAACTTGGAGATGAAGTTGGTGCTGATGGAACACTGATTACTGCAAATTATATTGTAACTGATGGCGAAGATGGAAATGGAGCAACAACGTTTGCATTTGCAGGAAGTATTCAGACAGCCAATCAGTCAGTTATAGATCCAGGTACAATTACTATAACAACAAATCAATCTGCTCAGAACGGATCTAATATTGAACCAATTGATTCTATCAAGTATTATGCCCCAAGAGTCTATTCTGCACAGAACAGAGCGGTAACTGCTAGGGATTATGAGGCAATTATAAAAAGAATATATCCAGAAACAGAATCTGTTGCCGTTGTTGGTGGAGAGGAGTTAGATCCTCCACAATTTGGAAATGTAATATTGAGTATCAAACCAAAGAATGGAACATTTATTTCTGATTTTAACAAGTCAAGGATATTGAGTCAACTGAAACAATACACTGTATCTGGTATCAATGCTAAGATTACAGATCTTAAGACCCTATATGTGGAAATAGAATCTGCCGTTTATTATAACAATTCTGAGGTTTCAAGTGCCGATGCACTAAAAACTAATGTGTTGGATAGTCTTACACAATATTCAAAATCATTAGACTTGAATAAGTTTGGAGGAAGATTTAAGTATAGTAAAGTTCTCAGTGTAATTGACAGCACTGACTCTGCAATCACTTCTAATATTACAAAGGTTAGGATTAGAAGAGATTTGAATGTATTGACTAATCAGTTTAGTCAATACGAATTGTGCTTCGGAAATAAATTCCATGTAAATCCACAAGGATTCAACATCAAATCAAGTGGATTTAAGATTGCTGGACTTGATGATACTGTATATTTGACAGACACTCCCACAATTGTTGCTAGTGGAAGACAAGTAACTAGTGCCACTGCTGCTGGACAGGTCTTTCTTACTAGACCAGGTGCAGTAGCATCTACACAAGGTGTTCTTTCCATCTTCAAAATTGGACCAGATGGTGGAAGAGTTAATGTAGTCAAAGATGTTGGAACTATTGATTACGTCAAAGGTGAAATTAAAATTGGAACAATCAATATAACATCTACATCCATAGATGGAAATATTATAGAGATACAAGCATTCCCAGAATCTAATGATGTTATTGGACTCAAAGACCTTTATTTGTCTTTTGATGTTTCGAAAAGTACAATAAATATGGTAAGGGATGTAATCGCTTCTGGTGATGAAATAACAGGAAACGTGTTTACTAGAGATTACTATACATCAAGTTACTCAAACGGGAAATTAGCAAGAAACTAATATGATACAGACTGGTTTTGAATCTAGAGTTAAGGTTCAGCAGATTGTTGAAAGTCAACTTCCAAGTTTTGTATTGGACGAAAATCCAAATGCTTCGGAGTTTTTGAAGCAATATTACGTATCTCAAGAGTATCAGGGTGGTCCAATAGATATTGCTGAAAATCTTGATCAATATTTGAGATTAGATAATCTTACACCAGAAGTAGTTGTTGACAGCACTACTCTATCTTCTGATATTAGTTCTAGCGACACTAGTATCACTGTGTCTAGTGTTAAGGGATTTCCAAAAAAATATGGTCTTTTAAAGATAGACAATGAAATTATTACATATACGGAGATAACTGGTAATACTTTTACTGGATGTGTTCGTGGATTTAGTGGTATTACAAATTACCATCAAGATTTAAATCAGGAAGAACTTACATTTTCAACCTCATCTGCAGCAGAACACTCCGCCGATGCTACGGTTCAAAATCTAAGCTCTCTTTTCCTGAAAGAATTTTATCAAAAATTAAAATCTACTATTACTCCTGGACTGGAAAAAGTAGAATTTACATCAGACTTAGATGTAAGAAATTTTCTTCAAGAAGCAAATGATTTTTATAGAGCAAAGGGAACAGATGAATCATTTAGAATTTTATTCAATGTTCTCTTCAATGAAACACCAGATGTTATAAACTTAGAAAATTATCTAATCAAACCTTCTTCCTCAGAATTTGTAAGGAATGAAGTAGTTCTTGCTGAAGTTATATCTGGATCTAATCCAAGGAATTTAGTTGGACAAACTATTGTAAAGTCAACAGATTCAGAAACAAGTGCTTCTGTTTCTAACGTAGAACCATTTAATAGGGACGGTGGGCAGTTTTACAAAATTTCACTCTTTGTAGGCAATGACGAATTTCCTACAATACTTGGTTCTTTTGGTATAACTCCAAATTCAAGAGTAATTCTTGATGTATCACCATCTTCATCTGTTATTACTGTTGACTCCACCATAGGATTTCCAGAAAGTGGGACGATTGTTTCTGGAAACAATACAATAACCTACACTGGAAAATCTGTAAATCAATTTTTAGGTTGTAGTGGAGTAACTGAGAGTATTTCTAAAAATGGTTTGATTAGAACCAAAGACACTTACTTTGGATATGAGAACGGAGACATCACCAAGAAAGTAGAATTTAGAATTCTCGGTACACTGTCTACATTTAAATCATCGACTAGAAACAATGTTTCTGAAGGAGATATTATCACTATCAAAAATATTGGTGATAATATTAAAAATCCTGAAATCAAGACGTATAAAGAAATCTTTGCCAATTCGTGGATCTATAATACTGCTGCCAGATATAAAATATCAAGCATAGGTTCAAACTATGTTTTGGAAAGTGATATTGATAGATCTAGTCTCAAAGTTGGAGATAGAGTAGAACTTTTAGAACGAGGAACAACTACATTAGCACCAGAGTTTAATGATCCAAGAATTACTCAAATTATTTCGAACAATACTGTACAAATAGGTACTGGATCATTTACTATTGATCCCACTAAAAAATATGATCTTAGAAGAAAGATCAACACTGCTAGTAGTTCTAGATCTCTTATCGAGTATGGGAACAATGTAGTTACTTCAGACATACAAAATTTATATTCTGATGAGGATAAGTATGCATATGTCGCATCAAATTCCTTACCTTCCTCTGCACTGGATAGCACATATAATTACCGTTACACAGTAGGAGTCAGTATTGCATCTACTGAGATATCTTCAACAGACAATCTTAAGGACAAGACTGACGATGAGTATGAAACAATAGCGTTTGCAAGTGATGCACCATTTATAACAGGAGATAGAATTTTTTATGAACCAACAATACCTCTTGTTGGATTGGAGACTGGAACTTATTTTGTAGAGGTTCTTCCTTCCGATAGTAAGAGAATTAAGTTATATTCTTCATTAGCCTTTGTTGGATCTACTCCATTAAAGTTTAGAATTCCAGATGATGGAAACATTGGTATTCAAACATTTACATTATACTCTCATAGAGAACGTCAGATTGGCGTGCAAAAAGTACTTAAGAAGTTCCCTCTCCAATCCCAAATAAAATCTCCTGGAAGTGAAACTGTTCCAGGAACAACTGGAATGTTGATTAATGGTGTTGAAATTTCTAATTATAAATCTGCTGATAATGTTTATTATGGACCTCTTCAAAGTATTAATATTTTGAATTCTGGAGAAAACTATGATGTTATCAATGTCCCACAGATAACAATTTCTCCTGGATTAACAACAGCACTGGCACAACCAGTTATTAGTGGTTCTATCACTGAAGTTTATATTGATGAGCAAGACTACGATATCAATAAAATTCTTTCAGTTGATGTCTCTGGTGGTAATGGATCTGGCGCTATATTGAAACCAGTTGTGGTTCAAAGATCTAGATCTATATCGTTTGATGGAAGAACTATTCTTGATGGAGGAGGGATAAGCACAACTGGAAATAAGATTTCTTTCCTCACAGATCACAACTTAAATAATGCCGAACAAGTTGTATATAATTCAAATGGAAATTCCCAGTTGGTAGTAGGATCTGGAACATCCACTCTCATAAACAATGCATCATATTTTGTAAAGGTTGAAAACAACACCACTATTAGTTTGTTTGAAAGTCTATCTGATTATAATAGTAATACTAACGCAGTCGGATTTACTACTGGAACGCAAGGAATCCATAAGTTCAATACCATCAATAAAAAGAATACTATTTCTGAAATCAAAGTAGTTGATGGTGGACAAGGATATACGAATAGAAGATTGATTGTAAAACCTTCTGGTATTTCAACCATAACAGATACTATCAATTTTGCAAATCATGGATTCAATACTGGTGAACTTGTTACTTACGATTATGAAACTTCTTCAATAACAGGTCTTTCAACATCAAATCAATATTATGTGTTGAAAGTTGATGATAGTTCTTTCAAAATTTGTAATGCTGGTGTTGGCGGAACAGATACCACATTCTTCAATAGGAGAAAGTATGAAAAATTCTCAAACACTGGATCAGGGTATCAATACTTCAGTTATCCATCAATTTCAGTAACTGTAAAATATAATCCAGTTGGATTTGGAACAAACACACAATCCTATCAAGAAATAGTAGCAACACCCGTTGTAAGGGGATCTTTCAAACAAATATATCTTTATGAAAATGGAACTGGATATGGATCGACGATATTAAACCTCATTGACAATCCAA